GTAATTCGGGGCAGAATTGGTAAAGAGAGTCGTGTAAAATATCGAGTTCGCACATCTTGTTGTCTGATTATTGATTTTTCGCGAAACCATTTGATCATATGACAAGATGTGTATCCACCTTAACTTAATGATTTTTACCAAAATCATTAGGGGATTCATCAGCGCACAGCAGTTATATCGTTATGAACGAGGAATAAATAAAATAGATATAGATACTTTGGTTTCAGCTCTTAAGATTTTACGTGTTGATATTAAAGAATTTTTTAATGAGGTGATGTGGGAAATTCAGTAGCGTTAACTATTAAGTGAATTAGTTAGACATTCCTCATTATTAAGAGCAGCTTTGGAGTGTCTGTTATTAGGTAGGCATACTTTTTATCGCTGTCAGTTTGTTTACTGATAGATGTAAATATTTTTCTATAAGTTTGATAGCAAACGCTTTGTTTTGTTTTGATGAATCGCAGTAAACGGATAGCTCAACGAATTTGTCCATAAATTCATCTATAGAAATCAATCCAGCAATGTTTGTTCTATAGAATACATAAATTATTGATTGCTCAGTATGTGATGGTTCCCGATGCTCATTGATACAATTTAGAGCTAATAGAAATAATTGAGTGATATTCATGAAGTCTCCAATATTTTGAAGTGAAATTTTAAGTGAAATGACTTTTATTGAATATCAAATTTAGTCAGAAATTTTTTAGATTTGCTTTTCTTAGATTATCGACCTTAACAAAATTATAGTTTTGTTAAGGTAAGAGCTGGTAGACATAAACTTTAGTTCATTCATTTTGGCAGTAATTATATTAAATAGGCTTAAGATTGTAAGCAAAATATTTTGTTAGAAGGAATATCTAGTAATGGAAAGCTTTTGTCCTATAAGAAGTTAGGTGTATAAGAAAGGTATTTTGCTAATGATGTAATTTTGTGTAATTCATTGCTTTTATAGATATTGTATTGCTAATCTTTTCTAGCATAGAAGCCGCATATCATGGTTTTTCATCACATTAGGTATTTTTTATCCGTGCAGTTAGTTGTTATTTCTTTTCATACATCTTCCATCTTCAAAATTTCACGCTCATCAACACCGAGCATTTCAGCTATAGTCATTAAGTCATCTACATAGATTGAGTCATTCCCGTTTTTAACGCGAATATACATAGCTTCTGAGATTGTTAGATGATTTGCAATTTCAGATATTGAAATATTTTTCTCGATGCGTTTTTGTTTGATGAATATGCCGAGGATTTTCTTGCTCATTGTGGTTTACCATGTATGGTTTTTTGATGATGATGGCATCGAGAGTGAATTACTGTGACGAAATGTGTAGAAATTGTGATGTGAAGTGAGGGGGAGGGATGTGTTATGTTTGTGATAAAAGGGATTCCCCAAAACTCTTTATCACTACAATATAAATCAATAGGTTACAATGTATAATTGAAATTCTTAAATCAATCATAAATAAAAATACATTTAAAATCAATATGATACTATTTCAGGGGAATATACTGCTGCGCCATATAGGCTGTATTTAAAAGACAATAAAAAAGCCCACCGGAGTGAGCTTTTCTATTTTTCTAGTGCGCGTGCATTTCACGTGCATTTCGAAGTCCATTCTGGGTAATGTTACTGTCTGCTCAACTTTACTAACTTACTGTTTTTAAAGCTGTTGTCACATCACTGACAGTTAAAATTTGGTGGAGCTGGCGGGAGTTGAACCCGCGTCCGAAATTTCTACATTCTCTAATGGGGTATTGGAAATTCAATAAGTTACTATATTAATCAATAAATTAGCTGCTAATAGCTGCTAATGGTTATCAATAGATATCAACGAATAATAATAGTTAATGAGTTGGATGGACACTATGTGGACATAATAAATTGTCAGTTATGCAAACAAAACAATGATTATTCATCTAGTAAACATAATGGGTTTTTGGTTACCGCATCTTCTAAATGACTAGGGGCAAAGTGTGCATATATCATTGTCATCTTTATATCTGAATGCCCAAGAATATCTCTTAATACTAAAATATTTCCCCCGTTCATCATAAAGTGGCTTGCAAATGTATGTCGTAAAACATGGGTACACTGTCCTTCGGGTAATTCAATGCCTACTTTATTTACCGTTCTTTCAAATGTTTTACGACAAGGGGTAAACAGCTTACCTCGTTTTTTCGGTATCTCGTTATATAGTTCTTTTGAAATAGGTACTGTTCTTACTTTTTTGCTTTTTGTGTTTTTATAAGTAATACGATAGGGGGTTACTTGACTACTTTCCAAATTTTCAGCTTCGCTCCATCTTGCACCAGTGGAAAGACAGATTTTTGCTATCATTAAAACACTATTACTTTTAGATTTTGAAAGCGCATCAAGTAAAATTTTGATTTCGTCTTTATATAAAAATGTCACCATGCTTTCATCTACTTTAAAAGTAGGTAAGCCTGCAAGGGGATTAGGCAAAGACCAATGACCTAGTTTTTTTAAAGTACCGAATACAGCTGATAAATTTCGTTGCTCATGGTTTACTGTAACGGGTTTTATTGCCATGCATCGCCCATTAACATCAGGTATCTCACCTTTTAAGCGACCTTCGCGATATAAACTAAAATCGGATGCAGTCAATTGTGATGCTATTGGATCACCAAGCCCAGCACATATAGCTTTTAGTTTTGACATCATACGGTCAACATCAGTTAATGTTCTACCGTATAAATCATGCCATTGATTGATTAAATCAGATAATCTTCTATTGTCCTGTTTTTCACCAAGCCAAGGTTTATCCTCCATTTTTCCGAGGATATATTTCTCGTAATAAAGAGCTTCTCCCTTTGTGGCAAATTTTTTTCGTATGCGCTTACCGTTAACACCATTTGGTCGCATGTCACATAGCCACTCGCCAGAATCAATTTTTCTAACACTCATATTATCTATTGGTTTTCAATAATAGTAACAACTCTGCCTAATATAGATAGGTCATCTAAATTACAATCAAATGGAACACCCACCCCAGATACGCGAACTTTTTTTATAGGTATGCGGGTTAATTCCCTAATGCTTATTTTCCCTTCAATATCAACTAGCCATTTTCCGTCAAAAATATTACTGAAATGTTTATCAATGATGTAGTAAGTATTATCCTCCTGAATGCATTTAGGTTCAGTTGGCAGAGGGGATGTATTTTTAAACATGACCTTATCAAACATAACATTGCTTGATTGGATAAGTTCTCCATTGATTAATTTGAAGTTAGTAATTTTTAGAACATCTACTTTTTCATGAGTGAATGGTGTTCCTGTACCAAATGTTAACCACTCAAGATTAGCGCCCGTTTCCAGAACGCAACGTACGACTATATCGGCAGGGAATAAATCTCTTTTGTAACGCATCGATAAGCTACTACTAGCGATACCCAAATGTTCTGCCAAAGCTAATTTTGAGCTAAATCCATAAGCCTCAATACAACGATTTAGTACCTCGCCACCACTTTTAGTGAAGTCTATTTCTAGATTCAAGGTAAATACCTCTTGATTTTAGTTTTTGGTGAATTTATTATTCACTTTAAGCTATTGTTAGTCATTGTTAGGTAGTTAGCAATTATTGTTAGCTGTTGTTAACCAACTGGAGATTTTGCCTTATGAACGAACAATGTTCAACTGAAACAACTATGAAAAAGCGCTGGATTCCAATATCAGAATTTTGTGAAAAGTATGGAATATCGCTTAGTACTGCACGTTATTGGAAATCTCAAGGTAAATTAAAAATCAAACCAAAGAAGAAAGCTAATGAACGTGTATACGTTGATTTAGTCGCTTACCATAAAGAATGGTTTGAATAAAAAAGTTCACGTTTCGTGAATGTTGATGTGTAAATAGTGAATTACAAAAAGAGTAAAGGCTATGTTTGATTATCAGGTTTCTAAACAAGCCCACTTTGATGATGCTTGCCGTGCTTTTGCGTTATCTCATAAAGGCGACCTTGCTCAGATCGCGGAAGCCATCGGCATGAATGCACAAATATTGCGTAACAAATTAAACCCTGAGCAGCCGCACAAGTTTACTTGGGATGATTTAGTAAAAGCAACTGATATCACAGAAGATGCAACGCTGATTGATGGTTTGCTAGAACAATTACATTGTCAGCCTTCAGTGTCGTTGAATAATGCTAGCGAGGGTAATGTTCCTACTTACGTTCTTAATGCAACAGCTGAAGTCGGAAAATTAGCAAGCCAAGCGGTTTTAGGTGGTCATATCAATAGTACCCGTTCCGCTGAAATTAAACAGAGCGTAAATAATGCAATCCGTTGTTTAGCATTAGTTGGTGTGACAATTTCAGCCCGTTTACATTCATCCCCTGCATTTGTATCAGCAATTGATACGGTGGTGGGATTCAGTCAAGCAATGGTGTGAGGTAATTATGTGCAATAAAAAAGTGATTTAGAAAAGTTAGCTAAAATGACAGGAAAAAACATTGTAATAACACCATCACAAGAAAAGCTTAAGGGTGATGTTTTTAAAAGAGTATCAGAAAAAGCAACATTGAAAAAAGAACTTTTAAATCAAATTTTTTATTCAATGAATATATGTTCATTAGATATTGGTGCAGTTTATGAAGTACTTAATGATGTTCGTAACGAGTTTGATTACGGACTAGGTAATGATGAAATTCCATTCTGAGGAATAAGAAATGACTCAAGCACATAAACAACAATACAAATATAAAGTCACGGGTGATTCATTTAAACATAAGAGCCCTAAAGATTTAAAAATCATCACTCTTTTTATAATTTTTTCTATCGGTTATTTAATGTCTAGAGTGTAGGTAATGACTATGCAACAGAATTCAACAACATTAGAACGTCGATACATGCCGCTATCTATACAACAGCGAGCACATGGAATGAATAAGGTGGCAGAAATAAAATCTAAAACCTTAGGTTTAAGCAATCAAGAATTAAAATTATTTATTAAAGAAATGCGCGATAGATTTAATGATGATCACGAAAACAATAAAAAATTACTCAGAATTATATTTTATATGGCAGGTATCGATAAGACTCGTTACAGCTGCGAATTTGAAGAATTAACATCAAAAGAAATTTTTAATATTGTTAAATCAATAAATTACATAAAGGCGGCAAGCGCATTGCTACCCAAAAATTTAACCTTACCACTTAATTAAACAATACTCATTTTATTCAATGACGTTAGCGCGTCAGGGATTCTTACACTTTAAATTTAAAGATTAAATAAATGAATATGCCAGAACCAACATTTACACCGGTATAAAATACCACGTCAAGCGATGCAATTTTAATTAACTGGAATCGTCAAGACGAGCGTCAAATTTGCAATGACCGTTATGTGTCACGTCTGCGTAAACTCCAAATGTATGTACTGACTGAAAAACCTGATTACGCGGTTATCAGTCAGTTAATCGAAAGTGAAATTGGGTATATAGAAAATACAAAAGGAGCGATGTAATGACTATTAATCTCTTAACGGGGCGTATTCAGGATACTTACCATTATCCGCACTGGGTGTCATACCAGTATCAACCTTTGCAATCCATGCAGGATAAATTTCACCAGCAACCAGTGATGCAAGAAACTCATTCATACGTGAAGGAACCACAAAGACATCTGTCGGCATTGTCAAATGTCGGTTGTCTCCACTCTGAAAAAGTAAAATCGTCTTACGTGTCGCCTGAATCGCAAGGTGTAAGTCTGACTCTAGTTCTTCCAAGGAATCCCAAAACTCAGATTCAGGTATACGGGGGTGGTTACGCCCATGAATCATACTATCCAATCCGTGCTCAATTAGTTCTGTCCATTTTGCGTGCTCTATCCATTCGTTTGGAAAAATCTTGCGCAGGTGGTGCGCCAACGCATTTCGACAATCTTTTGATGGAAGCCAACGCCTTTCTATATGGTTTCGAGTGGCGCGCTGAAAAACGCCGCAAACCTCGTACAACTCGCCAGCTGATAAGAGCCTTACTTCGTTTGGAGGAACGCCTACAGAAGACAACATATTAACAGTATCTATATATCTTTTATTTTCAGGTTTATTCATTGAATACCTCAATCAATAGCGGCAGACCGAACAATATGCCGCTAACGCTTTTTAAAGTACTCCAGTATTCTTTTTCATGAGGTTTAAATGACTACGGTGTCAAATAATACAGTTAAGAAAACCTTATATTACAAGGCTATCAAGCCTATTGAAAGACCATTTCTGACATACCCTGAGCTTCATGAAAAAGAAAAAAGAGCCAAGGCGTTAGCTTATGCAGAAACGCTACTTTCACAACAGCCTAAAATCGTTCAACTGACAGTTGAAAAGCAATTCGACACCTTATTAAAAGAGAAAGGTGTTGAGCGAGCGAGTGCGTACCTAGCTAAAAATTTTTATGAGCGTATCTACCCTAGAATTGAAACAGTAACAAAGCGGTATTCACTCACTGAAAAAAACTCTGAAACCTACCGATTCTTTAACTGGTTTAATGCGATGCCCGATATGTCGCGCAAGTCACTTGAATCACTAGCGCTTGAATTATCTGCTTTTGTGTTCACCGCGCTTTCAGCTATCAGTGAAAATAGAAAGGATGAAAGTGATCTGAAAATTGCCCATATGTTGTATACCGAAGCGGCAAAAATTACCCAAGCTTATCGCCAAGAGCCTCCACGGCTAGCGAAGTTATCCAAACGTTGGTTTAACGAAAAAGACGCCTTCATTGCGATTGCCCAAATGACCTCCGAAAAATGGTGGTTAAATCGCTTACGTCGACATGCGGCAGAATGGCGCGAACATCTGCATATTGCTTTAACCAATGTCAGTAAGCGAAACAGTATTTACGCAAGCACAATGGCAATCAGTGAATGGAAAGAGCAAAAGCGTCGTACTCGCGAATTTTTGAAATCGATGGAGCTCGAGGACGAAGAAGGAAATCGCTTTAGCTTAATTGATAAATATTATGGCAGTGTGGCAAACCCTGCCATTCGTCGTACAGAAATGATGGTGAGAATCCGTGGCTTTGAAAATATTTGCAATGAGCTCGGATATATCGCTGAATTCTATACATTAACAGCCCCATCTAAATATCACGCCACAACTATTCATGGTCACCGTAACCGTAAATGGAACGGCAGCAGCCCTGCCGATACACAGCGCTATTTAAGCCAAGTGTGGAGTAAAGTGCGGGCAAAATTGCACCGTAATGACCTGCGCATTTTTGGCATTCGTGTAGCTGAACCACATCATGATGGAACGCCACATTGGCACATGTTGTTTTTCATGTTGCCAGAGCAAGCGGAGAGCATCAGAGAAATCCTCAGAGAATATGCTTTTGAAGAAGATAAAAGCGAACTTTCCACTGATAAAGCCAAAAAAGCTCGTTTCCACGCTGAAGCGATAGATCCAGAAAAAGGCTCTGCAACAGGCTATGTTGCTAAATACATCGCTAAAAATGTGGATGGCTACGCCTTAGACGGTGAATTAGATGATGAGAGCGGACGCCCCATGAAAGAAGCTGCAATGGCTGCGGCGGTATGGTCTGCTCGCTGGCGTATACGCCAATTTCAATTTATTGGTGGTGCTCCCGTCACTGTCTATCGTGAGCTACGCAAAATGGCAGATCATGAAACAGCGGTTGGTTTGGATGTGGAGTTTGCCGTTGTTCATGATGCCGCTGATTCAGGCGATTGGGCTGGTTATGTCAATGCGCAAGGTGGCCCATTTGTTCGTCGCGACGACCTTATCGCTCGCCTATGGTATGAAGAAAGTGATGAAACCAACGCGTATGGCGAAGAAATCATCCGTGTTAAAGGCGTATTTTCGCCTTTAGTCGGTTCAGGTAGCCCAATTATCACCCGACTCAAAAGCTGGAAGATTGTTAAGAAGTTAGACGACGCGATAGCGGAGTCTGCTTTTAGTGATGCGTACGCATCACCTAGGAGTTCTGTCAATAACTGTACGGGGGTTTTGAGTACGGTTAAAGATAAAAAACCCGTTGTCACGGACATTGTGAGTAAGGCCAAAGAGATTGGCATCACATTAGACCCAGAAAAAGACCCTTACATGATCCACTCAATAGCGAGGGGGGCTATTTATACAGAAAACGGCAACAGTGTGAGGTTTCACACGAATGGACATATTCAAATAATTGTAAGTAAAGCAGAAAAAGTCAAAAAATCACTCTCTCGGTGTGAGTTGGCTATGTCTCGGATCCAACAGAGGATAAAAGAAAATGGCAAAAACGGCAGCAGAGCGCAAAGCAGCCCAGCGTAAACGTCAACGTGATGCAGGTTTTGTAACCCCTCAGTGGAAGGTTGAAATTGAAGAACATGAAATGGTGAAACGCAATTGTGCCTTGCGTAGACCGGGACGTGAACCGTATGACGAAGCTGAGTATATTCAAATGCTCATCCGAAACGATAATGCAAAACTGAAACGTGAAATAGCGAAGCTATCAAAACGTCGTTGCGGTAAATGCGGAGAGCGTTTACCCGTTGCTGAATGTTGCCTATCGGGTGCGGCAGATTGTTGGGTAACAAAAGGGTGGCATGAATTATCACTCAGTAATGTGGGCGTGACATGTCACGAAATCTAAAATCTGTATTTTTTATTTATACCCGTTTTTTCGACAAGTTTATTTATGTATACTGTATATGCGTACAGTATACAAATGGGAATTTGAATATGAGTGATTTACTACAGGAATCAGTAGCATTTGAACGCATTAGTGTTATTGCTAAATTGGGAAGTCTTGATGTTTGCAATCATTACGAGCGGCAAGTGGTACTCACACTGATTACTGAACTTGCGGATGATGCCCGAAAAGAAATAGCAAAGAAGAACAATCAAAAAATTAGGCTGCTAAGTCGCAGCCATATTGAGGATAAGCCATCATGCCATTTTGGAACTCAGTAAGCCCAGCGCCAATTGGCGCTGTTCTGGACTAAATTTATCAATCATCGATTGAATTAAATCCGTAGAATACGCACTGGGGCTTATTGTGTGGCTAAACGTTAGATTTAAAACATAAGTATGACCACACTCAACATCATTACAGGCACAATAAAGGTCTGATATTTCACGATGTTTTCTGTTGGATTTGCGAATTGTCGCACGTTGGCCGCAAACAGGGCAGAATATTTTTAATACTCGCACGTCCCAAACCTCCGATTGTTGATAACGTCTTAATTTTACCTTTTTTTTAGACATTATTCAGTTTCCTTGCTGATATTTTGACGAAAAATCAATTTTAATGACTCATTATTATCGCACTCACTATTAATCGCATTCATGAATAACTGTTGAACGGGGATCACCTCATCCTTTCTGTATGCTTCCCGGGCTTTTATTGGGTCACCTAACCCGCCCACGTTCCCCGGAATAATACCGGCTAATCCCGCCGGGAAACGATGAGCCGTCAATACATCTTGGGCACTGATGCTTTTTACATTACTGAATTCATCATTCGCTGAAATATCCCCCACTGGAATAAATTTGATACCATCGGGATCCCCATTGGGAACGCTAACAAACATGGTTTCAAAGTTACCAATCCCTTTGCTCTTACTGAGTTTGTAAACAATTTCCTCTTCAACTTCATCACTCATATTGGGGTCATTACAATAAATCATCCCGCCAGTATGGGCACCATTATGATAATAACGACGACGAAAAATTGTCGCTTCGCTGTTGAGTAACGCTGCATGGATCCCCCCGATATAGTCCGGAAGTCCATATATTTGCTGTTGAGGGTCATATTGTTTGATGTAGATAATATCGTTCGGGGAATAAACCAGCGGTTCTCCTTCTTGTAAAACCACAAAATCCCCATCTTTACGGCGTCGTAAATAAAGAGACGGAAGAACATAAAGTTGGACGACGTCCCCCCATCCATTACGGACTTTAAGAATAGCAACATCACCAAAAACAAAATAACTAAACACGGCGGCTTTCAATTGTTCATGGGTTAAACCGCCCCCTAAATAATCACTTACCACCATGTTATGCCGAGCATAAAGTACACCACCATGTTGGCCGTTTAAATTCACTAATTGAGCAAGTGCCTCTCGGTCAATTGGGGGTGTCCAGTAATCAAACTTATTGTCATACCAAATATTTTTATAGTCAGTATGGGTCGTTAAAATCGGTTCAGGTTTGCCTAGCGTGATACTAAAACCCTTTGATGGTGCTTTTATCGATTGCACCTTATTTTTGCGTGAATTCCTTTTCTTTTTCATCATACAACCTATGTAAATCGATATTTTGACGTTCGTTTACGTTCAAAATTAAGAGGTTCATTCATGACAGCATGTGCGATAGCCCAAAACGCATCAGCATGTCCCGTTTCCTGCGTTCTATCGGCAACAAAGGTCATTGAGCCGCCTTTACCCGTTGTGGTATGGCGAATGGATAAAAAAGAGGCGAGAATTTCTTTTTGCTCTTCATCCCATTCAAGGCGCTCTTCACTCACAACATCAATCATTTTCATGACTAGCTGATTTTTGGTTTGTTGACTGTAGTGAATAGAATGTGTTTGGCGTGGAGCAAAATCTTGCACCATTTCATAAACCCCATGACCAATACCTGTTGTGTCGATGCCAATATAAGTAAAACGATAACGCTTAGTGAGATCTTCAATCAGTTTGGCTTGGTGCTTCCAGTTCATGCCTTGCCAATAGAAAATCGCCAATACGCGAAAAACCTCGGGTGCCATCATGGGTGGTGCAACAATAGCAAATGTGGATGTGTCGCCAGAGCGTGCAGGGTCAAAACCGCCCCAGACTTCACGATCACCAAATGGGCGAGGCGCATCAGGGTTATGGTCTTCCCATAAATGAACATCTACTCCACATTTATCAAGTTGATGGTATTTAAAGACAGACGCGCCACTGTCTACAAACACACACATAAACAACATGTTAAATGAGTCGGGATTATATTTATTGCGTAATCTCTCAATGCTGGCTAAGTTGAAACTGCCTTTTATTGCGTCTTCAAGTGTAATGACATATCGCCATTGTCCATCAGGGCAATCCCGCCCACCGTCACGTAATTCATCGAATTGAGGAAATTCAACTTTTTTACGCGCAGGATCACTTCCTCGCCATTCATCCCCTGTCCAAAAAGGATAAGCGGGATGCGTTTTCGCGCTAGGTGTAGAGAAATACGTGGTTCGCCAATGGTCATGGGTTGCCATTGCGGATGAAACTTCATTAAACCGTTTAAAATCAGGTACCCAAAAGTATTCGTCGCAATATAAATGACCGCTGTATGATTGTGCTGTGTTTTTATTTGTTGATAAGAAACGCAGTTCCGCGCCATTACTCAGGCGAATTGGGTTGCCCGTTAACGTCACACCGAAAAATTTTTCGGCAATATTCACGATATAAGAGCGAAAGACCTCAGCTTGCGGTTTCGATGCAGATAAAAACAGTTGTGGCTTACCCGTTAAACACGCATCTTCAAACGCTTCAAATGCAAAATACCATGTCGCACCAATTTGGCGGCTTTTTAAGATATTTCGTACGGACTTAGTGATGTTTGCCCGTAAATGTTTCTGGTAACCAAAGAGCATTTCATCGGCAAATTTTTGGAAATCATCGGCGGTTAAATTCGAAATATCATTTTTACGATAGCGTTTTTTCTTTTTCTTTGATTCACCATCATCATTGAATGCCGACTCTCCACTTCCTTGCATCTCAGATTGACGAGCCGCTTTCAGTGCCGTTAACTTTTCCGCGTGCTTATTCGCTTGTGTCATTAATTTGACGTGATGCTCGATGAGACGGTCTAGCTCATCCTTTTCTAATTCGGTCTTTTTATCCCGTCCCGCAAGTAGTGTAATACGACGATTGATAGCGTCAATGACGGTTTCATGACTGAGCATATCTGCCCAGTTCCATTTTTGCGCCCAGTAGTAAACGATCCGCCTATTAGGCAAATTCAATTCCTCTGCGATTTCCGCAGGCGTGTAATGTCGCAAATAGAGTGATTTAGCGACCTGTATTTTTGCGTCAGTGTATTTAGCCATAGTGAAAACATTGTGCCCCGACACAATGCCGCTGGCATTAAACCGCTTTCGATAATGGATTTATAACCGAATCGAACTTATCGCCAGTGAAAAAAATGTGGGCAATACTGATGCCGAACAGAACGGAAGCACATAAACCCATGGATGGGAGCAACATGTAAGAATGTCTCAATTAATGACAAATTGGCTATGCATTGCGACTGAGGGCGACACGGTTGATGGGCGTCGAATTGAGGCGGCTTGGCTTGAAGAGGCAGCTGAACTTTATGACCCCCATTTATATACTGCCTGCATTTGGCCTGAACATGAACGCTGTTTTGGCTCAGTGGGCGAAGTTCTCGCAGTCAAAGCCGAGCGAGATGGCGAAGGCGTTCTCAAGCTTTATGCCCAACTATGCCCGAACCTTCATCTATTACAGGCGAATCGTGATGGACAGCTTTTATTTACCTCTGCTGAATTTACACCGGATGGAAATTTTAGAGGTACAGGAAAAACCTATTTAGAAGGACTTGGGGTGACCTGCTCACCTGCCAGTGTAGGAACAACCCGATTACGGTTTAAATCAGGAAAAAACGGTTATCGATATGGCTCATTCAAGCCGTTGGTTATCGATGAAGTGAAACAGTTTAAGGAAAAACAGAACATGGCAAAAGATAAAAAAAGCGGTTGGAAAAGATTTTTCGAGATTGATGAACCATCAGATGCAGAGACACCGTCCACAGATGCAACAACCTTAGAAAATATCAAAGAAGCGCTTCAAGAGTTTGATTTACGATTAAAAAAAATCGAAGAACGACTTGATTCGACTGAAACAGACATTGAAGAAGTGCAAGAAGATATCGACGTGATTAGCGATGTTGTTGATACCGCGGAATTTAAGCAATTAAAAGATAATTTGCCGAAGATTTTAAGTAACTTCAGTAAATTAGATGAAAAAGTTACCAACTTACCCAAACAAAACCCACGCAGCGACAAAGGTAAAAACAAACGTTTCAATCATTTAGTTTAAGTGGATTAACCTAAAAAATTGGATCTGAAAAATTTAGGAGAAGGATTTCCATGTTATTAAATCAAAAAGCGCGCGAGTTTGTACGCAATTATGCGATTGCATTAGCTGGCGAAGCTGGGGTTGATGATACCTCGTATTATTTTTCAATTTCTGAACCCAAAGAAACGCAACTGCGTGATGCCCTATTAGAATCTGTTGATTTTCTCAGCATGATTAATGTGCAGTATGTAGACCAACTGCAAGGTCAAGTTGTGACAACCGGTAATCCGGGCATTTTTACCGGGCGTAGTAAAAACGGACGTTTCTCCCGCAAACTGGATATTGATGGTAACACCTATCAACTGCATGAAACTGACTCGTGCGCGGCGTTAACGTGGCACTTACTGTCAGTTTGGGCAAACTCGGGAAGTGAAGAAGAATTCTTCCAGAAAATGCAGGGCTTTACCTTAAAATCCTTTGCATTAGACCAATTACGCATTGGCTTTAATGGTACACATGTCGCAGAAAATACTGACCCAGCAACCTACCCAAACGGCGAAGATGTGAACATTGGTTGGCATGCGATAGCCAAAAAATGGAATGGCGGAAAACAAGTTATCACAACCCCCATCCTCTTAGATGAAAAAGGCGACTTTAAATCGTTGGATGCCATGGCTCAAGACATTGTAAACAACTGCATTCCAGCAGAATTTCGCAATGACCCTCGGTTAGTCGTGCTTGTTGGGGCTGATTTAGTTGCCGCAGAACAATATCGTTTATACCAAGCCGCAGACCGTCCAACTGAAAAAATCGCTGCTCAAATGCTGGGCTCAACCATTGCGGGGCGTCCTGCGATTATCCCTCCATTCATGCCGGGTAAACGAATGGTTGTCACACCATTGTCTAACTTGCATCTGTACACGCAACGTGGAACAGGTCAGCGCAAAGCTGAGTTTGTCGAAGACCGCAAACAGTTTGAAAATAAATACCTACGTAATGAGGGGTATGCACTTGAATACCCAGAGTTATACGGTGCTTATGATGAAAGTGCAGTAACCATTGGTGAAATTGCAGAGCCTAAGGAAACGGTCGAGTAATGCTATCACCTGCTCAACGCCACCGTAAAGCCGTTGAACTGCGCCAAAAGCTAGAACAAAAACAGGCGATTACTCTTGCGGATGGAGTCAGCATGCACTTACAAGCAAGGGCGATTGAGCAGGATGTTAAGCGATTGCGTGAGCAACCCACAACGGCAAGCCGGGTCGAAATGAAAAAGCGAGAGTTATTACCCGCTTACCTTCCCTCGGCTGAACGCTACTTAGCAGAGGGTGACGTGTATAGAAACCCGATTTTTGCTTATTGCGTCATTTGGCTATTTGATGTTGGGGACTTTGATAAGGGATTGGATTGGGCAGATATTGCCATTGAGCAAGGACAGCTCACCCCCGACAACTTTCGCAGCAATTTCCCCGCCTTTGTTGCCGACACCATTTTGGCATGGGCAACGTTAGAAAATGAAGCGGGAAACAGTATTGAGCCTTATTTTTCAAGAACATTTAAAAATGTCACGGAAAAATGGCAAGTTCATGAAAAAATCAGAGCAAAATACTACAAATTTGCCGCATTGAACTTACTGAGAAGTCATGTCAATGCGGATGCGAAAGCCAGTGCGATTGACTGTGTTGATACATTAGAGCAAGCCGCATCCTATATGGAAAAGGCGCGACAGCTTAACCCCAAGGTGGGCGTGGATACACATTTGAAACGCATAGCAATGCGCATTAGAGCGTTAACGACAACATAGAACGACTACCGCAAGCCAATCGGGCGTGGTGGAGAGAATGCAATGTATTGCGATTCGTCTTGGAAGCCAGTCTGCCCGATTTTTTATAAGGAGCGTTATGTTTAACGGTAATGACGTAAGTTATCAATCGATTGATATTACGAATGATGGATTTTGGCCGGATTTAAATTTAGATGAATTTCAACGGCAACGAAAAATTCCCATCGATTTAGATAATGGGTTATTAACGGATGCGTTGTTAGCCAGCATTGCTGAAATTAATTTATCGCTTGAAGCATTAAAAAATCGCTATATGGCAAAAGGTTATCGCAACGCCAGTGATGTGCCGGGGGCAAAAGTAAACGGACAAAACGCATTATGTGCGCAATATAAAAAAGCCCTGTTCGCAAGGGCAAAAGCTGACTTAATGGGGGAATTTAATTCTGTTTCAAGTCGCGCGCCGAATCCGAAACAAGAAAATCCCGAAACGAAGAGTAGTTTACTCGCCGAAGCCGCATTTGTGATTAGAAATATGAAAGGCTTAAAACGTGTAACGGTAGCGATGATATGACTAAGTTGCAAAGCTTAACGCATTTTTTGAAAACCAATTTACCTGAGCGAGTGTGTCAGGTTGAATTTACAAGCGAAATGGACGAAATACAATTCATCCGTGCGCATAAAAATTTAGGCTTAAACCAGTATCAAATGATGATCCGTCAATGTGATGCGCTGATTTCGTGGGGACGATTCCCTTATCGCGAAATTCACCCGGATTATATTCCACTGTTGATTGACGCATGGGCAAGTGAACAGGACAACGAATTAGGTGATAGCAATATAGTGCAAGAGCCGCCATCAATGACTGTTGATGTTGATGATGAAACCGCCGTGGTGATTGTCTCCATTTCTTTTAGTGAGCCCGTAGTCATGAAAGAAGATCCTCACGGTATTGTTCCGTTTGACGGCAAACGTTGGTCAATTGCTAATACCCAAATTGGGTATGCTGAACACGCTGAAATTTATAGTGACGTGAAACATGATAATTAGTGGTCGGCTCAATAAAAATCAACTTGCTGATATGCAGACAGCCTTAAAAGGCTTGGAGTTACCGCCTAAAAAGCGACAACGTTTTTTATGGCGCATGGCGAAATATGGTGTTATTGCAGCCGCCAAGCGCAATGTTAAAAACCAACAATCGCCTGATGGTCGAGCATGGAAAGCAAGGCAGAGTCACTATAAGAAAAAAATGCTGCGCAATATGCCTAAATTGCTTCATATCAGGGAAATGCCACAAATTGAAGCTGTACGCATTTATTTACAAGGCGGTAAATATCGCAATGGAGCTAAAAATGTGCCAGCTGGCGTTGTTGGATATGCCCAACAGCATGGAATGAATGCCACCGTCAGCCGAAAGCAAGTGCAAAGCCAGCAAAGTAGAGATCCAGCGCGACTAGCCACTAGAAAACAGGCAAGGAAACTACGCGATTTGGGATACCAAGTTAAAACAGGGAAACGATTAAAAAAACCAACAATAAAACAGATAACGGAAACCATGTCTTTTAATCAAGCAGGTTTACTTATCAAAAAATTAAGAGGAAAAACAGCGAAAGCCAGTTGGACAATTGATATTCCTGCACGTGTTTTCCTCGGTATGAGTGACAGCGATTTTAAAAAAGCACTCGCAAGGCAGTTACAAGGGATTGAGTTTGGCGCTGATATCAAAGCGCAGGATATGAAATAAAAGGACTTAACTATGTGGCCTACTATTCAGGTTAATCAAGTCAATCAGTTACAAGGTGAAACCAAAGAAATTGAGCGCGTTTTACTGTTTGTAGGAAAAGGTAGCACACACATTGGTGAAACCTTGCCAGTAAATACTCAAACTGATTTCGATACCTTGTTGGGGACAAAAGAAACCCCGTTAAAATCCAATATCAAAGCCGCTGCAGCCAATGCGGGACAGAATTGGTTTGGCTATGTCCACACCTTACCGGAGAGCGCATCAGATACGGATTTTGCCGATGCGGTAATTAAGGCACAATCCATCGCATCTGTTGAAGGTTACGTGTATATCGGTGAAACCTCCAAAGCAACCATCAAAGCGGCGCAAACACTCCGCACGAATTTAATCGCCAAATTGGGACGCTGGTCATGGGCAATTTTGTCTGTGGAGGGATTGCAATCGGGGGAAACGTGGCAAGAAGCGCTAACGCGTCTTGGTGACCTGCAAAAAGGTGAAGCGGTTGAATCCGTTCAATTAGTTCCAACATTTTGGGGAAATGAATCTGGCGTGCTGGCTGGGCGTTTATGCGCTCGCTCGGTGACAATCGCAGATAGTCCCGCGCGTGTCAAAACGGGGGCATTAGTCGACTTAGGTCGCGTTGAATTTCCAAAAGATGCAGACAACGCAGAAATTGATTTAGCCACCTTACAAGCATTGGAAAAACTGCGTTATAGCGTACCAATGTGGTATCCGGACTATGACGGCATGTATTGGTCAGATGGTCGAACATTGGATGTTGAAGGCGGTGATTTTCAGGCTATCGAAAACGTGCGTATCGTCGATAAAGTGGCTCGCCGAGTACGTTTGCAAGCCATTGCAAAAATGGCAGACCGAAGCTTAAACAGTACGCCAAACAGCATTGAAACGCATAAATCCTACTTTGCTCGCACCATGCGAGAAATGTCGCGTAGTGCGGAAATCAACGGAGTGACGTTCCCCGGTGAGTGCAAACCACCGCAAGACGGTGACGTTGTGATTGTATGGAAAACGAAAAATACCGTTGAGATTTATATCACCGTGCGAACTTATGAATGCCCGAAAGGGATCACCGTCAGTATCTTACTGGATGCCAGCTTAGGAGAGGATTAATGAGCCAACGTTTATCAGGTCAATCTTTTGACTTCAATATCGACGGAGACTTAATTCACGTTGAGAAAGTCAGTTTATCTATTACGGATAATACCGCCGCGGCACAAACCAGAGGCATGCCCGATGGGTATGTTGCTGGTGATGTGAGTGCCGAAGGTGAAATCGAAATTAGCACAAAGTATTTTGAAATTATTGTTGCAAAAGCCCGAGCCGCAGGCTCATGGCGAGGCATTAAACCCATGGATTTTCTGTGGTATGCCAAAGCGGGCAATGAAGAAATGAAAGTGGAGTCATTCGGCAATAAATTGATCTTGAGTGATATTTTGGATGTTGACCCCAAAGGCGGTGCAGTGACTACACACAAAATTAAATACCTAGTGACAAGCCCAGATTTTGTGCGAATTAAAGGCATTCCTTACTTGGAGTCTGAATTAACTCAAACCCTTATCGGATAATAAGGACATTTGCTCATGGAAGAACACGAAAAAACACTCTTAACCATTGCGGTTATGGGGGCGCTAATTGGCATCGGAAAAATGCTCACGGGCGCAGAGCCTATCACGATTAAATTATTTATTGGTCGTGTCATTCTTGGGGCAGCAACCTCTGTTGCCGCTGCCGCAATTTTGATTTGGATCCCTGACCTTTCCCCGATTGCCCTGACAGGATTAGCGTCAGCATTGGGTATCGCTGGATATCAAGCGGTTGAAATGTGGTTGAAAAAGCGTGGAAATACATTATTACAAGGAAAGTTTAAAAAATGACGCTAAGAGAAAAACAAGCCCTATTTACGGTGATGATTGCCAAATTGATTTTATGGGCAAATGAACGCGGTTATCAACTGACATTTGGTGAAGCATATCGCACACCAGAGCAAGCCGCAGCCAATGCCAAATCGGGAAAAGGCATTAAAAACAGTTTGCATACACAACGTTTAGCGGTTGATTTTAATTTGTTTAAAAATGGTGTTTGGCTAACAAAATCAACAGACCATCAACCGCTTGGCGAATATTGGGAGTCTATCGGCGGAACATGGGGAGGACGATTTAACGACGGAAACCATTATTCATTAGCGCATAACGGGGTTAAGTAATGACAAAGCAACTCGCAATTGGGGGCACATTATTAGTTTGTGCATTTATTGCGGGTTGGACAGTCAACGGTCTTTATCACGATAGTATTGAACTAACCACGAAAAAAGCCGTTGATAAAACCCGTAAGGTCATTGAAGACATTTCGAGCCAATCAGGACAGCGGCTGGAAGAAAAGTTGGAGGGGATTGCCAATGCTGCCCCCAGAGAAATACGCACTGAAATTATTAAGCCTGTGTTTACTAACGTTTGCGTTAGTGATGAGTTTGTCAGCATGTACAACCAAACCGTCGAAAACATTGAGCGTGAGTTATCAGGAAAACCTGCTAAAAAAATGCCCAACGGTTATTCCGAGACTCAGAGGAACAACAGGTCGTGATATTTCAGAGCCATTAGAAAAAATGGCGATTTTATATGGTCAATGTGCCGCACGGCACAACCAATTAACGGACGAAATCAGAAAGAGAAAGGAACTATCTCATGACTAAAAAAATCATCACATTAACTATCGGCGATAAAGACATCAGCTTTGAGCCAAACATCACGGCGTATAATGGCATGATTAACGATATGTCGATGGATAACAAGGTTGCTCCTATCACCACATATTTAAAACGCATTGTGTGTACTGACAGTAAAGCGTTTCTGGATGAGCTACTAGCAATTCCGGGAGCCGCAATGCAAATTGCTGAACTGGTCAATAAAGAATATGCACCGAAACTGGAAATTAGCGTAAAAAACTAACCAACCGTGTTCGTGCCATTGAAGATAATCCGCTGCAACAGTTTATCATACTGCGGCAGCGGTATTTGCCCCACGAGCCGGACACGGAGGAAAATCTCGCCGCCGCAATTTGGTTGGACAATCGACACGCAGAAAATATGCGAATTTCTGTTGCAAATGGAATTGCATTAGCCTTTAAGGGTGAATCATGACGGAACTTGATTTCACGCTAAGTCTTATCGACAACATCACAAAACCCATTCGACAAGTACAGTCAACAGTCTCTACGTTTGCCAACAAGAGTCAAATGGCATTCGGTAACATTGCCGTCGGTGGTGCTGGTCTTGCGGGGACTTTTTGGTCAATTAAAAATCTTCTTGATCCTGCCATCGAAATGAATGACGCGATGATGAGTGCATCATTACAAGGTATTAATGATGGCGTCATGGATAAAATTGCTAAAGATGCGCTGAAATTTGCGTCTCAATACGGTAAGTCGTCAATTGATTTTGTGAATTCCACGACCGCAATCAGTAAAGCGATTAATCATGTTTCTCAGCAAGAGCTACCCCAACTCACTCGCATTACGAACACCACGGCAGCCGCCTTAAAAACCTCATCCGAAGAGGCGACCGCTTATATGGGGCAAATGTTCAACCAATTTGAACAACAAGCGAACGCCGTCGGTCACGTAAAATTTGCTGAAGATTTGGCAGGAAAAGCCGTGTACATGTCCAAAACCTTTGGCGTATCCATGGCGGAAATCACCGGGCTAATGGAGGGAGCTAAGAATGCTGGCACACAATTTGGCGTTGGTATTGACGAACAATTAGCCGTATTGGGTGAATTACAACGAACGCTTGGCGGAGAGTCGTCCGGTGCGTATGAAGCTTTTCTCAAAACGGCTACCGACAGTGCTCAAAAGCTCGGATTATCGTTCGTCAATGCTTCAGGTCAAATGCTGTCCATGCCCGACATGCTGGAGAAACTGCAAACCAAATATGGCGCTAGCATTGAAGGCAATTTGAAAGCCCAAAAAAACATTGAGGCGGCTTTCGGTGATGCTGCCGTGGTGGTCAAACAGCTTTACGGCAATGTCGATATTTTACGGAAAAATATTGGCTTCTTAGGTGCCAGTGATGGCATGAAACGCACCACGGAACAAGCTGCAAAATTAGCCAATCCGTGGGAGCGGCTTATGTCTATTTGGCAATCTATCCGCATCGCTATTGGTATGACACTCTTGCCAGTGATCACCCCTTTGGTCAATAAAATGGCTGAGGGCGGGCAAACACTAGTGCGTTGGCTAACGCTTTTCCCCAATATCGCTCGCTGGGTGGGGTATATCACGTTGGGGATCCTTGGTTTTGCGGCGGCGGGCGCAGCAGCAAACATTGTAATGGGTATTGGTAAATTTATCATGTCCGGTTTTAGCATTATTGTAGGGCTGTTTAATGGCGTCTTAAAAATAGGTGCCGCTACCGTGTGGTTATATCGTTCTGCAATTTTGGCTTGGAATATTGCGCTAAAATTTATTCGCGGAACGTTGTTAGCTGTTCGTATAGCAGCGATGGCGGCTGGTGTCAGCTTTTCTTTTATGAGTTGGCCTGTACTTTTGGTCATCGGTGCAATTGCCCTGCTTGCTTATGGCATTTATAAACTGATTAAACATTGGGATGATATTAAAGCCGCAATCATGAATACCATGGCGTTTAAAGTGGTTTCTATTGCTGTCCAAGCCTTTGCCGCTGCTGCAATACAAGCGTGGGAATGGATAAGTAACAAATGGACGGAATTCACGGATTACATATCCGATACATTAGTTTTTAAAACCCTATGTTTAATGGCTGAAATGGTTGGTGAAGCTTTTTCGCAAGCATGGGATTTGATCATCGAAGGTTGGGAAAATTTAACCGTTTGGTTTGACGATTTTTCTTTTACGGATTCATTCGCGGCAATGGCAAAAGGGATCACTGACATATTTTCGGGTGTTTGGACATGGTTGGAAGAATCATTTACCCGTGTTTATAACGGCATTGTTGATGTTCTTAATTATTTGCCGGGTGTCAATATTGAAACCAAATCAACCGGAACCGTTGACGGTGCGCCAGCCACAGCCAGCGCAGCAGGTTTATTGATTGGTAGCCAGCTAAAAGACGTCGAAAAAGGCGGTATTAGTCGGCAAATCAGTAATAACCGAACTCAAAGTGTTGATAACAGTAGGCGTTTTGATAACGTCAATATCACGGTGACAAACGGAATGTCACCAACAGATTTAGCAGAATGGACTGCGCTGGAAAATGGATAATTTACTCTATTTTGATTTATTAATTACAAACCAAAATTTCACATTGAACTCCGGTAATGAACCTGAGTTGTGTCATAACCGTCGGTCAATCACCCAAGATGTGGCGCATCGTATTATCGAAAGTGGACTCGCGACACAATTAGTTGCAGAGCGTAGCCCAACATTGCGTGCTGATATTCGCACACAAATGGAAATCTTAGTTGAAAGTGACGAGCGATTAATTCCGGGCACGATTGTTATTGATGAAGAAAGCACCAAACGACTTTGGATAACAGCCGATACTTACGATTTTGGTCGTATCAGTTTGGGGATGAATTATGAATAGTGAAAACATGCCTAAAATCGACTATGAACGAGTATTACGTGAGAGTGGCATGCCGATATCGGAAGATGAAATCAGTCAGCGATTTGCAGAAATTGTGCATGATGAGGGACTAATTACTAACACGTCGAATATGTCTCCATTCTGGCGTTTAATTAATACGATAGTGACTCGCCCTGTTCGCTGGTTAACGGATGCATTAATTAATGTCACTTTGAAAAATATGTACTTGGCGACAGCATCAGGCAAATGGCTTGATGTATTCGCATGGGGTGTCAATTTAACGCGTAAACCTGCAACAAAAGCCAAAGGCGCTATCCGTTTTTATCGTTCTGCGGGCGCAGGCGTTGTCACTGTTCCGGCGGGAACGCTCATTCAAACTGAGCGTATTAACGGGGTAATTTACTGCGTAAAAACCGTTGAAACCATCGCTATTGATGCCGACAGTGCTTTAGTGTCCGTTATTGCTGACAGTGCCGGAGGCGCTTATAACCTCGCACCGGGGTATTTTAGAATTTTGCCTTCCGCTATCACTGGAATAGAGCGTGTTCAGAATGAAGACAACTGGCTTTTAGCCCCCGGAGCCGATGCTGAAAGTGACGATGATTTACGTGACCGTTGCCGCAACCAATATAACTTAGTCGGAAATTATCATACCGATGCCGTTTACCGAGGGATGATTGCTAATGTCGTGGGATTAAGTATTGACCGTATTTTCTTTTTGCATGATGCGCCACGAGGAGCAGGCACCGCTAACGCCTATTTGTTATTGGACAGCGGTATCACTAGCCAGAGCTTTATTGACAAGGTGAATGATTATGTCAATACACAAGGTCACCACGGACACGGTGATGACCTGCAATGTTTTCCCATGCCCGAAACTCAGCATGCATTAACCATGACGTTATATGTACACCGTGTTGAAAATTTCACACATGAAGAATTGCAAAAATTAAAACAAGATACAGGCGATTTAGTACGCTGCGCCTTTCGCGAAAATACCAATTATGACGTCAAAAAAACATGGCCATATTCGCGATTTTCGTTCTCAAACTTAGGTCGTGAACTGCATAAACAATTCAGTATTATTGATTCTATTGAGTTTAGTTTGCCAGATATTATCAGCGAATTAAGTGTGCCGCGATTGCAAACACTCACGGTTGAGGTGCGCAATGGCCGAGTTTAAAGAAAAATTAAAACGACTGGTTTTGCCATCATGGATGAATAAAGGCGAACCTGACACGCTACTACGTGCGGCAAAGCGTTTTTGGCAAATGATTTATGGATGGTTAACGTGGCCATTGGCTCAGTTAGATCCCGAAACCTGTACCGAACCATTATTGAACTTACTGGCTTATCAACGAGATATTCAGCGGTTTAATCATGAGCCGTTAGATTTATACCGTAAGCGCGTCAAATATGCCTTTATCAATGCCAAAGACTCCGGCAGCGTTGCAGGCTTTATTGAAATCTTTAAACGCCTTGGCGTGGGTTATGTCGAAATTAACGAACGTCAACCGGATATTGATTGGGACGTCATTATTTTACGGGTAAGTGATGGGCAAATAGCGAATAACCCTGATTTGTTATTGCAAATTATTCGGCAGTATGGCCGAACCTGCCGACGCTATCGCTTTGAAGTGATGGCGGCACATCATCTAGGAATGCGGGTGGGGTTTGTTGAAGCGGATTATGTTTGTTATCACGCAAGCATTCCTAACCAGCCATTATTTATCAGAATTGGACAAATTACCGCGTCAAATGAAACCTTTGGCGCATCATTAATGTAAAGGATTACATTCATGGCTTCAGTGATTACGACAGCTTTCGAAAATTGGAAAGCACAAGAAGCGGCAAACGGTAACGCCGTTTTGCTGGATGAGTTCGTTTTTGCGAACATCCCCAATTTAGACCCAACACAGCCTATCGATAGAAACGAAACATTACCACCAACAAATCAAATAGTGCATCGCCAAGCGGTGAATAAAGCGGGTTTAGCCAGTGAAAATGCGGTGGCTTATAGCGTCACCTTGGGTGCAGAGGTGGGTAACTTTGATTTCAACTGGATTGGTTTGATAAATAAAGAATCAGGCACGGTTGCCATGATTACGCATGCGCCAACCCAAAAGAAATTAAAAACTCAAAATGGTCAGCAAGGTAACGTATTAACCCGTTCATTTTTGTTGGAATTCCAAGGCGCCGCCGCAGAAACCCAAATCCAAACAACAGCCGAAACGTGGCAAATTGATTTTACAGCACGTCTCTCCGGCATTGATGAAATGCAGCGCCTTATCAATTTAGATAACTACGGGGCGGCGGCATTCTTTGATGATGGTTTTGAAGTCACCCGAAATGGTGAGCAATACACAATTAAAAAAGGGTCGGGCTATGTTGGCGGGTTACGTGGACAGCTTGAGAAAAACCAAATTTTAAATGGACTTAGAAACACGAAAATCTACGCTGACTTTTCATATCAAGGGAATATTTCAAGTCAGTGGAACACGGTTATTAAAATTACAGAGACCGCAACGTTAAGTAACTATGTAGATGTGGCAGGATTTACTCATCAAGTATTTGCTATTGCGAGTATTGATGCATCGGGAAACGTCAAAGACTTGCGACCTCAAGGAGCATTAAGCAGTCAAGAAATTAGCGCATTAGAAGCACGATTTAAACTTGATTTAAGTAAAAAAATTGATAAAGCAAATATTACAAACCAAACGGGGAATAGCTCGGAGTTAGTGGCGAGTCAAGGAATGGTCACGAGTGAGTTAGGAAAAAAACAACCAGTAGGAGACTATGCTACTAACAATGCACTTAATGAGAAATTTAATACTGCCAATAATAACGCTAATGGTCGCGTACCCAATACGCGTCGAGTGAACAATAAGCCATTGAGTGCAGATATCACACTGTCTGCAGCCGATGTCGGAGCCTATACCAAAGCAGAAACAGACATCAAAGTGGCGGATGCGAAAAAAGCGGGCACTGATGCACAGGTCACCGCCAATGCCGCAAACACAGCGGCAACGAATGCAAATAACAATGCGAATGGTCGAGTCCCTAACACACGCAAGGTTAACAACAAACCTTTAAGCACAGATATCACCTTGTCTGCGGGAGATGTTGGCGCTTATACAAAAACGGAATCGGATGCGCGCTATATGAAGAATGCACTGAATGTACGATTAGGCGCCAAAACGCGTTATTCGCCTTCAAGTAATAGAGTGAGTTGGAATTGGGAGGCGCCCGCAGGAAATGTGTTAACTGGATTGGTGGTTG